TTCTTTTGTATTTAAAAAGTCAGCGTGACCTTGATAGTTAGCATCATCTAATATTTCATCTTGTCTTGCATGATGTTCAGCAAAATCATAATAATCCTCTTGAGGTTCAAAGGTTGGAATAGTATCTTCACTATGACCTACAGCAGTCATGATTCCAAGAGATTCATTAGTGTAATTGATAATTTCCTGACACTGACTTGGTGAAATAAAATTATCCTCAATATAAATTAATTTTTTCAAGAGGTGTAAGTATTAGGCGGGCCAGCAAATCGAGGGTCAGTATAAGTTTTTTGATCAGAATCAACCTTATTTGGATTATAGTTTGGATCTGGATAATCCTCCCAACTGTTGCCCTCATACTCAACTATCAAGG